GACCCTGACCTGCAAGGCGCTCTTCTAGTGCAAGACGCTGACGTTGCTCTTCAGGCGACTGCACAGCGCGAATACGCTCGTAGACTGCTGCTTCGCGGTCTGCGGTAGGCATTCCAGCAGCACCCATGAACTCTTCACCAAGCCCGAACGCTTGCCTTCCAGCTTGACGACCCATCATCTGTCCGTATATGGGGCCTCCAAGAGCCTGTTGCGCTTGTCCCATCAACATGCCTTGAATAGCTTGCTCTTCAGGTGACAAACCCATAGTAGCAGTAACGCCACCGCCTTTGTTGGAGTAACACCAAATGTACCGCCTGTTGTAGACGTTACAGTAAACGGTTGAAACTGTGTTTGCTCAAGACCTTCTTGAGCAATTAGTTGAGCACCTTGCTGTGCTGCTTCACCAATTCCTCCAAGTCTATTATAAGCATTTCCGAGAGCTGCTGATCCTCCCAATAAACCAAGCAGGGGTGCTGTACCTTTTAAGAAATCTAAAATATTAAATTCATCAGCCATTAGTAAGTACCTCCGTCAATCGTTCCAGTAGACAGCGTACCTGTAAACGTCAAAGCAGGTATTGTCACAGTGCCAGTAAACGTAGGGCTGGCTGTGTCTGCTTTGGTAGCAATCGCTGTAGAAATGTTATCGAACTCTGTTTCAAACTCTGAGCCGCGAATGATCTTACCACTGTCTCCAGAAGGCAAGGAATCCTTAGCAGCAAAGTCGGTTGTCTTTGTATAATTGCTCATAGAACTTTACCTAATAGTGCTAATACGTTAATCTCTTGTAGAGACAAAGGAAAACCATTGATGTCTGATTCCAGACCAATAGTAATGACAGTGCCGTCTCCGGTTGTATTAACAACACGACGACTGGTGAGTTCACCGCCTGTAAACTCTGCGATGTTAAACTCAGATACGCCGTAGTAACCGGGATTCTGATTGCCTACGGTGTATTCTTGACTCTTGTAGTACGTTTCAAAGTCATAAGCCCACTTCAGAAAAACGGTTGCGCTGTTTGCACCTACCAGAGTCGGTCTGATTTTCTTTAGTATCTTTAGCCTAGACGGATCACCAAATGTCAATCCGGGACTGTAATACTTAAAACGGTACGCGCTGCCGTTGTCTGAATAGTTTGAGTATGTTCCAACACCGTCAGCAGTGCCTATGTACAGTGTGCCGTCGCTGTGCCTCGTGAAACATTTGTACGAACTAGAAGGCCATCTTGTTACTCTGTATGCTCCATTCTCAAGCGTACCGCGAAGATCAAAACAGTACACAGTTTGCTGATCGGGGAACGCAATAAGATAGAAATAGTTTTCTGGGCTGTATACAGAACACGTAGGCTCTGTGCGGTTTTGAATTAACGAAATCAAGTCTTGTTTAATGTTACGGCTTAGGTCTGTCAGCGGCATTGACTTTTCTTGGATAGTTCTTCCAAAGCTGCGTAAGCCTGAGTGAGACATAAACAGCACATCTGTACCGATGTGTTGAACGCTGTTGCGACAAATGCAACCAACACCAGCAACCGTATCGGCTAATGACATAGATGCAGGTGAGTCAGCGTTTTGGTAGACAAGGATGCTGTGATTACCGAATATAATTAACAAATTGTTGTGTGCAGCCAGTGCGCGTACTTCGTCAAAACCATCAGGCCATGCTTTAGATACGTCAATAGATCCGCTTGAGCCACCGCTAAAGTCAGTACCGTTAAGCAAGTCAGACCAATAGATAACATTAGCGTCAGTGGCGTTATCGACTACCCAAAGTCTTCCGTAAGCTGCGAGTGCTTCGTGACACTTCAAAGTTGATGCAGTAGCTGTACCATTAGCTACAGTAAATGTACGAAGACCTGTAGCGTTGTCGTACACTAAAGGATCATAACCGCGCTGGAAAAAGTACGCTTTGTCGTTGAAGTTTACAATTTTCCAGTTGTTCTGTGTGATTGTGTAGGACGCTGGCGTTTCGTCAACAAGCGTCGTAGTGCCTGACATTATCTTGTTATTGCCTGCGGTGAAGATAACATTGTTACCAGCACTGTCGTAAAAGTGATGCAGACGTTGAACGTAAGCAGAGCCTAGCTCAGTCTTATCTGTTGTTATAACGTCATTTCCTTTACGCGCTGCAATTCGTCCACGCTTGTCAATGATGGCGTTGTCAGCAATCTCAGCAAATGACGGGTCTTGCGCTAGTGGAGAATCTTCTGTGTTGATTCCCTTAAACGCAGGAGCTACTAGATTGATACTCTGAAGTGGTTGAGCCATTACGGTGTGTACCAAATAGTTTCGTCAGGGTGCTTCTGAGCATCCAGAGCGATAGCATCAGACAAGTACTTATCTGCAATACCAAAGTATTCTGGAGCAGACGTACCACCAGTTTCTCCGCGTTCTCGTGCAAGCAACGCAATAGCTAAATGTATAACAGGCATTGACGGTATCAACAATGTATCTACATCTGCGCTGAGATCGTCGTTACGGAAGATGCAGTTAAAACGTATTGTGTAAACGCCGTCAGGTTTTGGGTAAACATCTATCTGGGAGTCTCCAGATGAGTCAACTCCGTTGTACGTGTAATACTCTGGCGAACCGCTAACGGGATCTTGGTTGAGATATTTATCGTCAAACCATGTAGCAGGACGGTACTCCATAAAAATATTATCAGTATCGTTGATGACGTTGAGCGCCTTAATTCTGTTCTGGCTTCCGGTAAGTACATAGTTAAAGATGTCAGCAGTAGTGGTAATAGTTAACGTAGTTCGAAGAGCAGACCAGTCCCATGCAGCTTCTACAATTTTTTTAGCGTCGTTAACAAAATCACCAACCATTTTACTGTACGTTGTGCTTTTAACAGAAGAAACTTCATCTTCGCGCATACGCCTCAAGACGTTGTTTACTAAGTCTAAATATGTCATCGGCTTCTTCCTGTAAACATGCCTTTGTTAATAATGCTGTCAAGTGCAGCCATGTAGTCTGTTTGTCGGTTTTGTATAATTGACTGTATCTGTGGTGCTTCGTAACTGATTCCTGCCATGAATGGAGTAAACGAAAACGCAGATGCAGGTCTGGATGCCATCATCCCAGTGCCAACACCGTAACCGTCACCGTCACCGTCACCATCTCCGTCACCTGTGCCGTCACCTGTGCCGCCACCGTCACCATCTTTAGCCATCCCAGAACCACCAAAGCCTAGTTCTTCTCCGTTGTCGCTTGGCTCAAAGTCTTTGGCAAGTTTTTCAAAGGCGTTTAAGTCTTGCTCACCGTCACCGCTAACTCCGTCATCACCGCCAGCGTCTTCAGTACCGTCTCCTCCATCACCTCCGTCTTCAGTGCCGTCTCCGTTATCACCTCCGTCTTCAGTACCGTCTCCGTTATCACCTCCGTCTTCAGTACCGTCTCCTCCATCACCGCCAGCGTCTTCAGTACCGTCTCCTCCATCACCGCCAGCGTCTTCAGTACCGTCACCGCCATTTGGCTCAGGTTCCGGTTCAGGCTCTTCGTCTTTTGTCATTCCAGAACCACCAAAACCTAACTGCTCTTCTGGGTCATCAGTAGGTTCAAAGTCTTTTGCTATTTTTTCAAATATTGTCTCGCCTTGATCTTCTTCTTCAGGCTCTGGCTCTGGTTCAAGTTCAGGTTCAGGCTCTGGTTCAGGTTCAGGTTCAGGCTCTGGTTCGGGTTCAGGTTCAGGTTCCGGCTCAGGTTCAGGTTCTGGCTCTTCATCTTTTGTCATTCCAGTCCCACCAAAACCTAACTGCTCTTCTGGGTCATCAGTAGGTTCAAAGTCTTTAGTTATCTGTGCAAAAGGATCGTCTTCACCATCTTCTGTGGTGTCGTCAACAGTGATGTCTATTTCTTCTTCTTCTTTTTTTTCTTTTCTATATTCATCAATGTCTTGTAAAATAATTTCAACATCTATTCCGGCTTCGATGCCCATGTCCCAAATTTTTTGCTCAAATTCGTCTTGAGCTATAAAACCTTCGTCTGGGTCAATAGACGTTCCTTCATACGCTTCAGGATTAACAACAACGCCGCCATACGTTCCTAAGTCTTCTTCAGGTATTTCCCAAACTTCTCCTGTTTCTTTATGCGTATAAATAAAAACATTAGAAAAAGTTCCATCAGGGTTTAAAACTTTTTTAATGCCTGACGGCTCCCAAACACCGTCTTTAACTAAAACACTGTCTCCAGTATAAATAACAAGGTCTTGCATTCCAGAAGCTGCTTGAGATTGCTCTTCTATTTCAGCTAAAATAGAATCAACTTCTGCATTAATTTGATCTGCTTCTTCTTGAGTTATGTAGCCTTCTTCGACTAAAACATCAATCAGTTCTGCGCCTCTTATTCCTTCAGATTTAAGCTCTTCAACTCGTTTTACGTACTCTTCATAATCACTAGCAGCTTCTTCTCCTATAACTTCTTCTACCGTTCCTCCTGAAACAATAGTAGTTGCAATTACAGAGTAGTCTGGAATTTGAACTTGAACATCACCGGGAACATCACTTACATCAGGATCTTGCCACTCTGGATCTAAACCTGTTTCTAACTTATACTGATCTACTATATAAGAATACAGGTCAGGATAGTTTTCTTGTATATAATCTAAATCAATATTTTCGCCTGCTGCACCTGCTTCTAATATAGCTAGTATTTCTTTTATTTCTTCCACTTCTTCAGGCGTAAGGTCTCTATCACCTACGTCATATTCAGATCCGTAGTATTTGTTGTAATAAGAATTAATCCAGTTTTGGAGCGCAACTTGCCAAGGCGTTCCAACTAGTACTTCATAAGAATCTGGATCCATTACTTTTCCCTCGCTACGCCTTTAGTCTTTTCAAACGAGCGCATAGCGCCTAAGCCCAACATACCCATCAACACCGGCATCATCTCGCTCAAGTCAAGAGCCACGATCTCAAGAGGATAACCAGCGACACCAGCAACAAAGTTCCCAAGAGGAAC